AGAGGTCGCTGTGACTGTGGATGCCACCACAGGAAGAGAAGAGCCTAGGATGTCACCTGCTGTGGTATTCTTGAGAAGCCCAGTAGAGGTGTCGCTGACAAGAAACTGGTCATCAGCCGCAACTGTAGCAGAGGTCAGAGCCGTTTGGTCTGTGATAGCACCAATAAGGATTTGGGCAGAGTCAACAAGTTGATTAAGACGAGAGCCAGTAACCTGCTGTCCGTCTACGAAAGTATCGCCTTTTGAAATTTGTGTCATATTATTTTCTAGATTGGTTGTTCTTCAACTTCTGGACTGCATAAACATACGCAGAACGGACTGAAGGACGAAGATTAATTGATTGGAAAAATAGTTGAATACCAGAGCCAAGCCTACGAATAGGGTTTCTTCTGGTGGAGTCTTCCTGTGCTGGGAAGCCATATGTGTCAATAACAGAGATGGCGTCTGGGTTGTCAATAATTGCAGATGTCTGCACTTGGCTACCAGCATCAGAAACAACCTCAACCTCAGCCGTGCTGAACCTCTTTTCACCAATGCCGTTGAAGTTATACATACGAGTTGTCATTGAGGCAATGATGTCGTGGCTCTGGAAGGCAAGGGGAAGCAGGGTGTCAGGAAGATAGAAGGGAAGTAAAGGAAGCCCAACGCTATTGCCGTACTCATCGTGGTCGAGTTCCTCCATAAGGAATACGCCCTGCTCTGAGTCGATTGCATAGAGTCTTCTTTGATTATCTTTCTTTGCGATAAGGAAATTAGCAACATCAAATCCAGTCGGGTACACATCTACCGATTCCCAAGAACTCAAAATGAAGTTATAAACCAAAACAGCGTTGTTATCAGAAGAATCGTCAAGGGGAACTGCGAGATAATACCTGTTATTCCAATAGGTAGCAACAGCACGGCTGGAGTAGTTTCGATTAATACGCTTGATAACATCGTCAATAGGGGCTGATAGCGGGTCTGCAATAGTCAGAAGTCTAACAGCATCATTAGCACCAACAGACTGAGGCTGAAGGAAGTATACACCATTATCAGAGAGGAACACAACACCACCATTAGCCTGCACCGCAGTACGCTCAGCAGAGCAACCTAGGTCATTAACAAGCGTCTTGGTGAATGTATCAGTAGCAAGAGCATCGCCTGAAGCATATCTACCAAGTCCTACATTGATGTAGAAAATGCTGTTACGCATAAACACGAGGAACTCATTAAGAGTCCACGGACAAACACCAACTATAGAGTCATTACTGCCATTATTAACTGTAAAAGCATCAAGTGCATTAAAGTGTTCGTAGTCTAGGAAGTTGCTAACAGAAATTGTGTCATTATTTCTAAGGACATTTGTTTCTGCGTGATATTTTCCTGTGACAATAAAACGATTTGCGTAGTAAAGAATGCTTTTGCAGGAAGGAAATTCGTGTCCAACACCAGCGGCAGGCATAGCAATAACTGTAACATTCATATCCCAAACAAGAGGACGCTTGCTAAAACCACGACTAATAAATACTTTGTCAGTACCTTGGACTACACTACATCCTTCTGTTGTGACAATCGTTTCTCCAGAAGGAAAATTGACCTTAGATGACAGAAGTTCTGTCTGTGGATTATATGTATACAGACCATTGTTAACCACCAGAATCATCACCTCCTGACCTGTGCTAGTCTGCATAGACGCACAGCCATAAATCATCTTCTTGGTATAGTCTAGCGTACCAGAGGCAGGTGTTGTAGCAGGAGATACTGTATACTCAAACCAATCTGTGCTGACTGCCGTGATTACAAAAGTACCGCTATAATGTATATTACTAGCAGTAACAGCCACAGTCTCTCCAAGCACCATTCCGTGCAGAAGAGATGTGACTCTAGTTACCCCACCTGTAGATGAGACAAATGCCTTATTCTTAACAATGCTTCCAATAAGAGCACCAATGGTTTTACGCTGAAGTCCCTTTCGGACTGTGGCAACGCCTCTATCAAGACGGAAGTTCTGCGACTGGCTGAGATGACCCGCAGGCAAAGCACTAGGATTGTCACGGCTATTTAGCCCGACAAACTTAATATCTCCGTCCTTTAGGTACTCAACTGGCATTACTGAGAAATGATAGAAAAGTAGACAGCCTTAATCTTTTCAGACCAGCGAGTGCCGACATAAATGCCACCAAGGAAGGTGACAGAAGAAAGGATAATAGTAATCATACAGGAAGAGAGATGTTGCGAGCCTTCAATTCGGCCTTCAGTTCAGCCTGTGTAGGCTTGGTGATGACTTCAAGCAGGGTGTGAGCCTTGCCGCCAGACTTGAACTCCGTGATGCCTAGGCACTCAGAGTCCTTAACGAAGGCAGACCAGCCCTTTTCAATAGTAATGTCTTTGCGAGTGTTCATAAATTAAGGGTATGTTCCGATGTAATAGCCACTGTAGCCATCCCAGAAATATCCAAGTCCAGCCTGTCCAACTCCGATTACTGGACAATCGTTATCAGTAATAAAGTGTCCGAAAGGATATAAAGAACCTTGAGGATTTCCTGCTACAGCACCAGTATAGACACCACCAGAACCATCCCAGTAGTAAGTGTCTTGGTAATATATTCCAGTATCATAATAAGCACCAGAACCATCAGGTACTTCCAGTTGTGCATTAGATGTCGTATATCTTAAACTGACATCAACTTCGGTAAAGTGTATATAATGTGAACCATAATATCCGTTTGAATAATAACCACCAACTCCATCCCAAACAAAGTTATTATATCTACCAGTATTCACATAATTTCCAGAACCACTAGGAACTTCTTGAAGTTCAGCACTATCATAAGCAATGACAGTTCCATTATTTAAATAACCTCCAAATCCAATAGAAATAATTATAGACTGACCTGTTCCATTGTGGATTTCTTCGCTATCGTCAGAAAGTGCTGAATTATAATAATTTCCAGAACCACTAGGAACTTCTACTGGATACATTGGGATAGCATAGCCGTCAGCAATATGCGTTCCATACGGCTTGTACTGAACATTTCTAGCATTTGCCCAATCTACAAAAGAACCACCAACTCCATCTGCTTCAGTATCTACATCACAAGTTTGAGTCCAAACAAAACTCGCAAGGATACTTGAATACAGACCAGCCCCGACTTCGTAATTTACTCCGTAAGCGGTAGACAGCAAAGTACCATACGCAGGGTAGCCACCGCCAATCAATGCTGGCGTAGATAGAAAGCCTCCAGCACCTCTGGAACTTCCAAAGATGTTCAAGTCATTAGCGAACTTGAGACGAACAGCCATTAGGCAGTAGCAAAAGCAATATGAATGATTGGTGTTCCGCTTGCACTTCTTGCCTGAACAGCACCCTTGTAAGAGTCGAGAGACAGGGAAGCACCAGCCGCAAGATTAAGACCACCAGTGCCAGTAGAAGCATCATCATTAAGAACTACTTCAATGGCAATTGCAGAGTCCTTGTTCTGAATAATAAGGGAAACTCGTCTTTCTGGTGTAACGGAAGCAGGAAGCACTTCAACCCAAGAGGTTGTTAGAGAGCCTTCAGAGTGTATAAACTTGGGGACAAAAGGTGAAGAGATAGAGATATTTTTGCTCATTGTATTAGTAAGTGTTAGTCATATTGATGCGACCAAATTGGGATTGCTGACGCAGGAACTTGTCGTATTCCATATCAAGAACTTCTCTAGCCTTGTTCTCGATTGTGACAGCCTCTTGGACTTGTCCTTCAGAAACGAACCAGTTAGCCGCCCCAGCCCAAGCCATAAAGGATGCAAAGATATAAGGAATCTCAATCTTGCTCCACAGGGTGGGATTTGTGTTAGGATTCTGACCAGCGGCTGTCGTAGAAAGACAGGTATAAAAATTACCAGCGTGAGGCTTGCCGAGAACAGGGGTATAAGAGCCTGTTCCAGAGCCAGAGTCAAAGTACACCTGTACTCCAGCGTAATAGGTCACAGAAGGGCTGTACAGGTCACCTGTAAGCATAGGGCAGGCACTTCTATAGAGATACCAACCATTAGATAGAGCCGCACTAACAATAATCTTGCGAGTACCTCCGTTCTCATAGATTTGATACTGTTGCTGAATAGCCTTTGTAGTTGCCTGCGGATTGTCCGAAAAGACAGCAAGAATTTCCCCAGCATCAGAAGCAGGAGTGAAAAAGTTGACATTATCAGCGTCAATAGATGCGGTGAACGGAATGAGATGACAGATATCAATCCAGTTATTAGCCTCCCAAGCCTCACGCATACGAGCATTGGTGAAGTCACGGAACTGACTAAATGTCTCATCCGTGATGTTCTGTCTGTCGTTTCCAGAATACTGGAGAGCGTCAAATAGGATTTGTGAGTAGTTCTGTGTTCTCATTTGATGAGATAGCCGTCACCTGTAAAAATTGCCCCTTGGACACAAGTACGCTTGATGCGATTCTTGACTGCCACTTCGGGGTTATCATTGATAAACTCCTTCACGAATTGGTCATCAGACCAGCATTCCTTGCCTAGTCTGTGTGCCCAATAGTGAAAAGCATCCAATGGGATACTAGCGATTTTCTCGCCAATACCGTCAACGCTTTTTGCAGCATTGTTGTTGTGAAAAATGGCAGACTGCTTGGCAACAGTCTTAGCCTTGACCTCATTCATTCTCCATCCCAACAGGAGTTCCTGCTCCACCCTATTTCTAAGATGGGCAGGAATCGTGTCTGCCAGACTTTGAATGATGTCTGACATTCCTAGCGATTAGGCTGTGAAGTCGAACACACCGAAAGCGAGGGGGTTGTAGACGCAGAGTCCAGCAACCGCTTCAATCATTCGGGCTTCGCCGCCACCAGCATTCGGGAGGGCAGTAACGCCAGCCACATTGCCGCCATAACGCACTTCGACTTGGTCAAAGGGAATGACATAGCCGACGAATGTCGAGCCAACGCCACTAGCCGCCTTGAGGTAGTGAGAAGGGTGGAGTCTCAACTTACCGAAATCACCCTCGAAAATATCAACCGAGGAGATGTAGGTAGAGGCATCCGATTCTCT